CTTGCCAGATGTTGGCGTCATACTCACGAGCAGAATCAGGAACATCGTCCTCAGTAAGACCCCACTCAATCAGCATCTTGCCGGATACTTTGCCCCAGAACTCTAGGGTATCGAACATCTCGGTCGGGCGCATGTGCGAATAGAACTTACGCTCTTGCTCTTGCTTGAGGAGTTCCACATCCATGTTGATCCAAGACTGACCATTGCCAATATCAAGGACTTTGCGAATAGCATCATCGTCGTAGCCGGGGACACCGATCAAGTCGGCAAGTTCCATCCGGCTCAAGCGATGATGCTCGAACAGGTAACCGTCCTTAATGTTGGTGATGCCCGGCTCAGGGTAAATACGGAACGGATCAACTCGTTCGTGTTCTGGCGCAATTCGTTCGATTGGCTTAGCAACAGTCTTACCTGTAAGAGGATCAGTCTCCCATCCAAGTGCACGTTGCCTACGGACAACTGGCCCTTTGATGAACGCCGAAGGGTAGGTTACTAGGTCGGTAACAAAATCGTTGAAGGCTTCAGCCCAGCCGCCTTGAGCAAACTGATCGCTGATCTTGATCTTCATTTTGTCAGCACGGTTCTGTGCTTCTTGCAAAATATTAAAGCGATAGTCTTGTGCGACCATCTCTTTGATCTCGCTCATTGCAGCAGGGTTAGGCGCTTGCCCAGTTTCCTCGACAAGTTTTAAAACCTTGTACGCAAAAATTTCTTGGATAGCCTTTGACTGCTGCGGAGACATATCAGGGATTGGAGTCGCATGAATATCCCACGGAGGTGTACCGCTATCAAGCAAAATGTCTCGCAGCCAAGACTCGGCTGCACGACACTTTACTTCAGTAATCATCATGTATATATCAGAACCGCCCTGTGCTTTGATGTCACGAGCTTTATCGTCTTCGTACTCACCGTTGCGCTGGCGTAACGCCTTAAGCATCTTCTGCTCAATAGGTTTCTTCGCTTGTTGCGCAGCATCCCAGCACTCGCGTAGATAAGCTGAAAGGCCAAGGATTAATGGCTGACTCTGGCGTTCCGCCAAAGCTTTATCCGAATCCTCTTTCTCTTGTTGACGAGAGAGGTCAGAATTACTTACAACGCGAAGGAATGACAGACCAGCCATTTAGTTACCCCTTGGTACAGAATAGTATCTATCACCAAACTTTTTAATTTCTGAGCCGCGTGCTTTTTCTGCGGCATCTGCTTTGTCCCACGTGGGATGAGCACGACCTTTTAAGACCATATACGAATCATTGGGTAGTTTGTATTGTTTCTTTGCTTCGGCACTTGCCGGAGAAACAGAACCCCAATGTCCTTTGTTCTCGCCTGTACCAGTTGCGCCCATACCACTCTTACGTGCTGTAGTGTAGTCGTAGTCACTACCTTCTGGGTCAAAAGTTGCAGCCTCTACAATACCACCATCGCGGTAACCTTTGGGTGACACCATCCCCGGCGAAGCCATTTTGGGATTCGTTGAGGTAATGATGGAACTTTTACCAACTCGTGTAGCCAAGGCCGCCTCCTAAGTTGCTCTTATCGCTAGTGTATACCAATACACAAACTTGTTGTCAACAAAAAAATCCCCCGGAACTTTCGCCCACGGGGGTAACTCCAACTGAACGGAGGGTGACAACTGCGTGAGCAGTGAGGAAATCATATCATGTCCATCCAGCGGAAGCAACTTGTTTGACTTCTCTACGTCTAGGTAAAGATGTACCTTCACCAACGCTGGTGATATGCAGCATCAGATACTGTAGCGCTTCGGCCACGTGCGAATGTTTGTTCTTGTCAATATCGCCGTCGCCCTTGGGCTTGTAGCGATACCCGCCCATCATGGCGGCTTTAAGCTGTGTGCACCCCGGGTCTACGAGAAACGCTGGGTCACCATCTACCTGCCGCATGAGGAAGTCATCAACCGCATTGATCCGAGCCGAGATGTTGTTGGTCTTAGCAGGGATAACCCTTAGTCCTTCTGCTTTGATGATGTCCACCGCCGAGCGTTCATCGGTCTGCGCCCGCTGTATGCCCGCCGGGTCGGTGACGATCATAATGGGTGCACCACCGAACCGTTCGTAGATCAGTGGTTTGAGCATGGTACGCACGAAACGCTGGATGCCCATATCAAACGATACACATTCGGCAAGTATCAGGGCGCGACCCCGAGGGTCTTGCTGCCCAAGGATGGCTGCGGGGGTAAGCCCTAAGTCCATGCCTACGACGATGGGGCGAACTCCATTACTGATGGGGCGGAGCTTTTGCTTAGCCATGTGGTAGTCCGGCCTGAAGTATTTGTACACAGGCATACCCGCACTTGACAGTCCATACTCTCCGTCGATGTATACACGGACGTATTCTTCGCTGCGACCTTGGGTATCGTAGTAGCCCTCGGGCAGGTTCTCGACATTCTCTGCATACACACTGCGTCCGGACGGCTGTTTGAAAACATCCCACCCGTTGTTGTTAGGAGATACGCCGTCCTTAACATCCAGCCCCTCCATCTGGTAGTACCACCACGTATCCATAGTCGGTGGGTTGGTGTCGCCCCACATTCCATGCCACGTCGGGCCGCCGTCTTTGGCCGAGGGGAATCGTCCGATACGTTTGGACATCGCGTCCATGATGTCGGGGTGAATGTCTCGACACTCGTTGAACCAAGCGAAGGACAACTCCAACGAGTTCAAGTTGGCAACGTCGTCTGCATCGTCCAGTGCTCGGAACATAATCTCGCACTCGATGTCGCCCACTTTGAAGAAGTAAGTCTTGGTGGTGCGCATGTAGTCACCACACACCCCCGGTGGAAACCAATCGAGGAACGTCTTAATCGTCGTGTCCTGCAACTGGCGTGCAGTCTCACGCACAATCGCCGCCCGTGTTTTGCGTATGCCTTGGGCATTGGGTTCTTGCATCGACGCTCGCCGCACAATCTCAAACGAACAAGTTACGGACTTGCCGGAACCGACCGGCCCCATCAACACCCGCATCTTGCGGTCTGACTCCATGAACTTCTCGCCAGTTGGCGGCGGTGTATAGTCAATATCAAGTGCCATTAGGCGCTCCTACCAATAGGACAACAAACTCACGCCCCCGCTTTTTACTGCGGGTAATCTTGGTCTGAAACGAAACGCTGGCGCGACCAAGCGCGTTCTCGAGCATGATAGCTTCGGAGGCGCTTCTTAGTTTGACGGCTTTAAAGCCGTCATAGGTTTGGGTAAAGAGTTCTTCAATGTTCAATGGGAGTTGCATCCACTACCTCAGATTGGTTGTCAATAATTTGTACTGCGTGCTGTTGGCCGCCCAAGTTTATATTGATACGAACTCCGCCGCCATTGCCTTCGTTGGTAACTTCACCCTTTGGCTCCAAGCCTGCCCACTTAACAGTGGACTTAATCAGGTCGGCCTTGACTGCGGGTGAAACTGCGGAGTCGTGGATCAACAGCCAAGATGTGGTAAGGAGTTCTTCAGCTTGCGCACGCGCCTTGAGCTTGAACGTCATCCCTTTACTGCGGATTTCCTCACGGTAGGCATCCACCTTCTTGAGGAAGATGGGGTCGGCATTAAACGACAGTACATCGGTAGACGAAATCTGATGCCGCCCTATAACTTCTTGCAGCGTCTCTCCGCTACCTTCCAAAGTTAGGGCAATATCGAACGTCAGCCTGTCTGACCATTTTGTGTGGTGAAGTGGTAGGTTGTCCATGAGCGCAGATTATGGCAGATAGACGGATGTGTCAAGGGGTAGCCGAAAATTTTAGCTAACTTTACACGTTCCTTTTTTTGGGTCTTGCTTTAAGAGGTTTACTACAACTGGGGCGGGGCGTCCGCTCGCGTGTCCATGTGCCCCCCTCCCGCTTCGACAAGCGCCGAGCCTAGCGAATAACCCTTCAAGCATTGTGGTCATTATCCCCTAGGGAAAACAGCATACTTGACGCTTTTGTCTAGTTGTGAGAGTCTGAATTTGTCGGCGGTGATCGCATCGCTGACAGAGTAGGTGAACTGACCTACTCACCTGCTCTTTAACAATTGGTCATACTGGAGGATTCTATGTCAAATAGAACTTTTGAAGGGAAGGTTTCCGTTGTCCTTAACTCTAAGGGTGAGATCGCTATCAAGCGAGACCCCGAAGGCGCATGGGACAGCACTCAGGCAACGGCTCTGCATCAAAAGATGTTGGAGTTGGGTAAAAAGAACAAAGCAAGTATTAACAAGTACTCGCTGTTCTTAACTGAAGGCGGAACGGAAGCGGTCTTGTTGGCAAATCGTTACGGCAACCCGTACATTGCGGTGTTACCAAAGCGAGACGGCAACCAGCCCAACCGTCCTAAAGTGACCAAGTTGGCTTAAGAGCCTTTACCCCGGGCAGTGACAGTGCCCGGGTTCTTTTTTAACCATACTGGAGTGAAAACTATGAAGGTAACCATTGT